ATTATGTCTTATTGCGGTGGAGTTGGCCAGATGATTTCTGTAGGATAGCCGGATTGTTCTGTGATGTCACGCAGCTCTTGTCGGTAGGTTGCCCATGCAGTTTTAGTAGCCAGCGGGACGTCTGGTAGTTGAGTCCAGTCTGAGGAGGTTAGGAGCTTTTTGCGCTTTTGTGAAACATCGACAAGGGCAAGCGTATTGTTTACAACCCACTGCTTTGTTGTGTAGTCAAAATTAGCATACGGGCTAGACTTCTCTGGTATTTCTACGGGCGAGCCGTTGTCAATGTAGTATGTAGAGTCGTCAAAAAAACCTTCAATATACAGCTGGTTTTCTTCTAGTTGCTCTTGAATGTTACTGGTCTGAACAACTTTAAGTATTTGACCGGTGAATTCAGAATAAATTGTGTAAATCATCGTTTTGTCTCAATGGCAAATAGTGAACGATTTGAAGCTCCTGCGTACTGAACAATGTCGTATTCAAACCCACTTTGAACTTGCAGTCTGTATGTATAGGTTCCCGCTGCAGGTTGTTCGCTAAATCCCATTGCCGGATTTGAACCGCCATACATTAGAACTGTTGTATCCCTAACAAGTCTGAAGTACGGGGTAACAGGGCCGTATCCGTTTTCGCCAGCATTATAAATACCGGAAAGGATGCTAGCTGCTGAAGCAATATAAACTGGCGATCCGTTTGTTGTAATAACAATCGTCTGTGCATCTTGCCAAGTACTAGTTGTTGAATTTCGATAATCTGCGCTTGTAAAAGCACTTGATGTAACAGTCACAGAATTTGTCTTTAGGTTACCGGTAGCAACAACGTCCCCGTTCAGCGTTATGTTTGAGCCGTTAAACGAAATGTTATTCGTAGCGTTACCCAAAGCGAACGTGCCGCCGGTATTAATGATTGCGCCTGTTCCAGTCATTGACACGCCAGACACCGCAGGGTTACTACCTACTGCCAAAGAGCCACCAAACGTACCGGACGCACCAGTCAGATTACCCTTGAACGTGGCGTTACCTGCATTGTCCAGAGCAAAAGTTGTTAGGCCGTTTTGAGTACCAACAATACCCGTGCTACCGATGTAGAAACCATTAAAGCCGGGTTGGCCGTTTAGCGCAGGGTTGCCCACAGTAATTGCAGATGCTGCGTTTAGCGTCACAGGGCCAGTCAGAATCTGAGCACCCGACCTTGCAAGTTTGGCATCAGCGGTAGATTGAGCCGTGGCAGCAGCAGAGGCAGCAGAGTTAGCAGTAGACTGAGCAGTTGAAGCTGCGGAGGCAGCGTTGTTCGCTGTGTTCTGTGCAGTAGAGGCTGCAGAAACGGCGGTGTTTGCCGTGCCTTGAGCTGTAGAAGCCGCAGAGGCGGCAGAATTTGCCGTAGAGTTAGCCGTGTTTGCCGTAGATGCGGCAGTGTTGGCCGTATTGACAACTGTCGAAGCGGCAGTACCAGCCACAGACCCAGTGACGTTGCCTGAGAAAGAGCTAGCGCCGACAGAGGAACCTGCGGACAAAAGAACAGAACCGTCAGCCGCGTAGATGGACAAGCCCGCAGAGTTAATCTGAGACGCAACCAACTGGCCACGAATGGAGGCAGCACCAAACTCAGCAGAGCCACTACCATCGATCTTCCAGCCAGCGGAGCCGGAGACGTAATTTGAAGACTGGATGTACTGCCCAACGCTGATTGAGCCCGCTCTAATTTTGTCAGCAGACAGATTAGCAATCTTGGCGTTGTCCACCGCGAGGTTGGCGATCTTAGCGTTAGTGATCGTGCCGTTCTGGATGTAGCCATCCGTCATGTAGACACCAACAGGGACTTCTACGCCATTGATTGTGGTGGCTGTAGTGCGGACGATAAACGGCATCGTGGGTGTAATGCCCGGGCCGCTAGGGCTTGCAATGTAGAACGAGTCAGAACGAACAGCAAAGGTACTGGTAGCCGTAGCGTCGTTGGCAGTAGAAGCTAGACCAAAGCCAGAGACATAACCGTTTAGGTCAACCTTGACTGTGTACTTGCCTTCAAGCGCAGTACCGCTAGCCTTGGTAAAGTAGTTAGCCTGCAACGCCGCAGTCGTTGTGTAGTTGTTCAGCGTACTGGTTGAGACAAGTGTAGACGTAGCAGAACTGATTGCCGAGTCCGTGGCCGTCTTGGTGTAGTAGTTTGTTGTCAGCGTGGCGTTAGTAGGGTAATTACCTAGTGTTGTAGCTAAGCCACTAGTAGACACAAGATTGGTCGTCGCAGAACTAATCGCACTGTCAGCCTGAGTCTTGGTGTAGTAGTTGGTTGTCAGCGCCGCAGTGGTTGTATAACTACCAAGAGCTGTGTTCAATGCTGTTGTAGAAACCAAGTTAGACGTAGCCGCACTAATTGCAGAATCCGCACCTGTCTTGGTGTAGTACAACGAGTTAAGGGTAGCCGTGTTGGTATATGCACTGAGCGCAGTATTTAATGCAGTCGTGGAAACCAAGTTCTGAGTCGCTTGGCTAATGGCCGAGTCTGCGGCTGTCTTGGTGTAGTAGTTGGCGGTCAGTGTCGCTGTGTTGGTGTATGCAGTTAGAGCCGTGTTTAGCGCAGTCGTAGAAACTAAGAACTGCGTAGCCGAGCTGATCGCAGAATCTGTTGCTGTCTTTGTATAGTAGTCCGCCACCAAACCTGCGGTAGTAGTGTAGTTGCCCAGAGCGGTGTTTAGCGCAGTGGTGGAAACCAGCGTGCTCGTTGCAGAGCTAATGGCTGAATCAGTTGCAGCTTTAGTGTAGTAGTTCGTCAGCAAAGTCGAGCGAGTCGCGGGCAGGCCAGTTGTAGCGTCATTGACTTGGGCGCTTAGTGTTTGGCGAAGAGTCGACTCAGCGCTTAAATCGCTAACAACTGTTGCAATCTGAGTCGTGTGTGCAGCAACAACCTGACCCAGTGATGTGTAGTCACCGACCTTTGTCCAGTAAGTTGTGTTGGTTGGCAGGTTGCCAGTTGTCGTCTGGGTGGCTTGATAAATAGCGCCGTTGTATGTGACTAGATCGTTTGCCGCATAGGTCGTTGTGTTTGAATACGCAGGCGTATTCTGAATGTCGTTGACCTGAGCTTGCACCGCGCCAACGCGAGCATTGACTGACCCGGGAACACTGGCTGCAGCATCAATTAAATCAATGCGAGCGCCTAGATCGGTGTAAAGCTGTGCGGCTGTAAGTTCCCCAGTCAGGGCTTCGAGAAGCTTTGCCACATCTTGGCCGGTCGTGACTACAAGACCGTTGGTTCCGCCAGCGGGAGATGCGCTCAAAACGCCATCAATAGACTCCCACTTAATCCACAAGTGCCACTCGGTGGCTGGGTTTGTAGAGTAAGACGTAACCGCGCCAGAAAACTGGGTAATCTCAACAGCATCTGCAAATACGGGCTGAGGCGCAGTGCCTGCACGAGTAGCGCCGTAAATGCGAGAAAGCCTGTGACCATGGCCTTGTGAGTAGACTGGGTCATCGCACTCAATGATGATGTTTGAAATCGCAGCGGTAGCAGTAAAACCAGTAGGTGTAGGCGGCGGTGTTAAATCAGGAACATATGCATCGGTAATCGATGGGCCAGCAATAAGTGGAGCAGAACCGCCACCGAACTTAAAGTTGCTAAGAGACGCAAAGCCAGAGTCAACCAAGTCACGAATCGTGATACCACGGTCAAGCGGGTCGCCCTGCTTGCCTAAATAGGTCATCAGGGTTTCGCGAACGCGAGAGCCAAAGTTACTGGCGCTGTCGCTTGGGATGTCGTTTCTCATAGCTGTTTGAGTTCCTCAACAGATGTCGCGATAGCCACGTCTTGCACGGGGTTTGTACCCTCGAGCTCAATCTGGAATTCAAATGCGCGGTAGCCGCTAGGCAATCTAAATGGATTGCGGTCTGCAACAGTCTGTGTGTGCTTGAGCACACCATCAGCATATAAGCGGAATGTCACTGGGTAGGCATTGGCTACCACCACGGCAGCTGCAAAGTTAATCGGTGAACCCTGACGGAATGGCTTGCTACGTGAGCGGTAAGTCAGCGATGTGCCAGTATCCCACTTGCCGACGTTTGTACCTGTTAATACATACAGCTGATCCTTGAGGCTATCAAAGTGCATGGCTTCGTAGCCGACGTCCAAGAAAAAGATACCGCCGCCATTGGGGTCGATGATGAAGCCTTTACGGCCAGAGCCGTCGTCGTAGCTTCCTAAGTATAAACCCTCATACATCTTACCGATGATGCTGCTTGGAACCAGAGCTTGCCAGTCTTCGCGAAGCATGATGCCGTTAGTAATAACACGAGCGCCGCCCGAGCCGTACCAGCATAGGCCGTCTTCGGAAGCCCAAGCCACACCGGAGCCCATACTGACAATAGAACGCGCTGACACACAAGCTTGCTGCATTTCAAAGGGTTGCTGATCCATACCGTCAGGGGTTGAGCCTTGCACGATTAATGGGCGACCGGTTGTCAGTACCAGCATAGTCTGCCCAAACACACCTAAGCCAACAGGTTTGCTGTCTGGCGGAATGATCTCGTAGTTTGCAGGCCAAGCGTATGGCGTATAGGGCTCGCAGATGCGTACCGAGTTACCCGAGATACCACTCATCATTCCATTCCACATCGCTGTGAGGTTTGACAGAGTTGGCTCAGTAATACTCGTCGCGCCACCAGTTGGAACCCCGGGGGCTGGGAACCATAAGTTAGTCGCTAGGTTTTCGCCAAGAGCGCGATTGTCATCAGTGGTTGAGGACGTAGCAAGTGCAATCTCGCGCAGGAAGTAAAAGTCTGTACCAGTCGAGCTACCCTGTGTGCGGTAGATGCGGATCGTGGCAATGTCGTAGTTACCCGATGGTACAGAACTAAAGCCAGAAATAGCAGTTGAGCCTAGGTTGTCCCGGGTGACTAGGGCGCTCACAGGTGACGGCGCAGATTCCCAGCCAAGGCTGTTAACGTAGGTGTAGACGTAGTAGTAATACTCGATAACTGGGGATGCCGCACCCGAGTTCGTACCCGCCACTGTAGGAGCGCCAGCTGGAGCAGGGATGCCCATAGGACGGCTAGCTGTAGGGTATGGTGCTGTGGCCAAGCCAATCACGTTGTTAGTGAACTTGGGAGCGCCGTCGCCGGTGTAGTATGTCTGTTCGGTTGTATCAGCAGCATCAAAGCCACGCACCACATTTACAGCAGTTGTCCAACTTAACCAATACTGAGCGTCGGAGTCTACATCACGACCCATGCGGTAAATGGTTTGACGGCCAGAAGGAACTGTAGCTACGGTTGCTGGGGATTTCCAAGCGCGCAAGTCGCCACGCCCGGGCTTTTGGTTGCGGGAGACGACACCTACTGTGTCGGGCAACATAACGGGGTTGATCGCTCGGTTCTCACCGGCAAAGCCCCCATAGCGAATAACGGCCATAGCTCACTCCTATATGCCTAGATTGTAGTGTTAACCACCCAAAACAGCTAGAGCTTGATTGATGTGTTTGATGCGATCGTCAAGGCCGATTGTGCCGCCGTTGATGCGTTTCGTCATGGTCACAAAGTCGCGGCCATCAGCGTGCTGATTAATCTTGTGTGTCTGCCAAAACCAACCCGCTGTTTGAGCGGCGTACTTGGGAGTGCGCACGAGTTCAGGCTCCATCACAAAGTCCACACCCAACGCTTTGCCTGCGTGGTAGAAGTTGCTATGACCGGTCAGCTGGAGAAATCCGGAGCCGCGGAACCGCCAACCATCCCCTGAAGCCTCGTCACGGTTTCCCATACGGTTACTGTAAATGCGATTGGCGATGCGTTTAGGCTGCTTTTCGTAAGCCGCAGCTTCCTCTGGTGTGAAGCCCCATGCACGCTTAGGCGTCTTGGGGAACAGCTTCAAAAGCGTTGCAGCTCTGTAGTTCAAGTTCTCTTCCATGATCTTGAAGTTGCCGCACTCGTGCCCGCACTGTCCGATCCAGCTTGCTTGCTGCAAAGGTGTGAGGATGCCAAACCGCTCGAAGGTTTCGTTGAACGCATCGGCCAACGCTGGGTCGATGTGCATTTGTTTGAGTTGGTCACTTGTTACCATTTAAGAGATTCCTTACGTCGTTGTATGCGTCTATGCACGCATTCAGTTGTGCAGTGTTCTTGTCGCCCTGAGCCACTATTTCTGCGATGGCTTGGAGGGTTGCTCGCTCGGCATCAGAAGCTTGGTCAACCGGTCTGTCAGGTTCACTTCTTGTTTCTGGGCTATTTGCGGGGGCAGGGGTGGGACTTGCGGGGGCTTGTACGCAACTTGGGGTGGGGAGGCGCACCCGGCCAGCAGCAATGAGGCGATTAAGATCAGTTTGCTTTTGATTGACAACATTTGTGGTCTCCTGAAGTTTAGTGGCAGTAGTGTTGATCTGTTCAGTCAGCTTTTGCTCAGTCTGACGAGCTTCCTCATTCTTCTTGGCAATTTCTGCCTGCATCTCTGCATCCCGTTTGTTCCAGCCTTTGTCATAGCCAAAAAAGTACGTGCCGACAAACAACACTATGACAGCGAGAACTGCGTACACCCAGCGGGGAAGAGATAGCAAAAACATAATCAGGTCTCCTTACGGGCAGCTGCAATTTCAGCACGGTCGTCGTCGGGCTCCATGTGCTCTGGAGGCGTTGTTGGGGGAGGCCCGGGAGTCCACGACTCGTCAAGGTCTGGGTTCTTGTAGCCCATCCAGTTGAAGTTAGGCATGATTGATGAAGCCGCTGGCGGGGAGATCACCGTTGCCTGCACAGGTATTGGTGCGCTAGAGGTTGTCGTTGTAACCGTCGTTGTAGGAGGATGGGGAGCCATAGCCTGAGCCGCAGCGCCCACAGCGCGTTTACTCATCACACCGCCAATACCACCTACTATCAACAACACAATGTCGTTCAGCATCTTCGTGTAAGCCTGATCGATGGGGGCCATCGACTTTATTGGCTGGGTGACGAACGTCACCGAATACAGAAGCGCCACGACAATGAAGCACAGGATGCAGGTGACTGCAACCACCACAAAGCCCCAGATGCGGACTTCGATATCTTCAGCGGTTAGGACTGGCTTCGGGAGCTGGTTGGGCTGGCTGGTTTGTTGCATTGATTTGCTTCTCCAAGATTGGGGCTACAAGGTATTCAGGACATTGCTGTGTAAACAAGCACTTAGGCTTTTGACATTGTGCAGCATGGAAGTTGT